TGCTCTACCCATAAGGTCGGCTAAGATAGCATTTTTCTCAAACTGACTACCAACACCATCAAGAGCTTCAAATAAATCAACAAATACTTCTTCTGAACTTCTAACAGAACCATCGGTATTTTTAACTTGCACTCCGAGTTTTTGAAGTGACCTACCAGCTTCAGAAGTTCTAAGTTGTGCCTGACCTACCATCTTGGTAAAGTTCTGCATCCCTTTATTAAATTCTTCAGTAGTTAGACCTGCTTGTTGTGCAGCAAATTGATATTTTTGTAAAAATTCTGTATTGACACCAATAGAATCAGCAACTTTACCAATAGTATCTGCTAGCTCTAATGCTTCATTACCAAATTGAACAATTTGTCTAATTGCAAATGCACCAGCAAAAGCACCAGCTAACTTCTTCATAGCTGACTGCGTTGTACTGATATTTTTATTTAATTGCTTAAATTGTTTACCAGTCTCGTTTGTTGCTTGTATTCTTAACTTGTAATTAGTTGCCATTTCTTATCTGCCTATTCTTTTCCTCTAAATATGCTAACCATCCTGTATATTCGGATAAGGTCATTCTTTCTTCTAGTTCCTGAACTGTACAATGCAACATTTCAGCTAGATAGTATTTAGCAAATAAGTCCTTATCCTCTGCTACTTTTTTGCTTGTTGTTCTACACTTGGAGTAGACATGATTTCAGTTGCAACTCTTGCGAGTACATCTTTATCTACACCATTCATAAGTGTATGTTTATCTGATAGGTCAAATACTTTTTCACCATCAGAATCTAAGGCTTTATATATTAAGCAATAAGCCATCAATGCCACATCATCATCTTTTGCATATCGTTGCAATTTAGACATTTCAGCAAGCGTTAATGGCTTTGCATATACTTTAAGAACCTCATCTCCATCACTCCATTCAGGTATCTCTATCTCTTTGATTTCTAAAGAATCAAAATGAGCTTTTGCCTTATCTATAAGTTTCATGCTCTTATACTGTTGTTGATGTTAATGCACCATTGCCCTGTACTGATATGCTTGCTTCAATAAGACCATCAAAACTCGCACTTCTTGAAACACCAGTAACAATAGCTGAACCTGTATAGTACACATCTCCTGATGCATCTCCTTCAGGATATACATTAAGAGTTACTTCTGACCCAATGGTTAAAGCACCTTGACCTGAAGTGTCAGTCTCATCCCAAAATACATCCAAACTTCCTGAGAAAGAAGTCAATGATGATTTATACGTTCTAGCAGAATCACCCATTGAAGTATCTTCTAAAGTATCAGCAGATTCTTCAATTGAATATGATCTTATTTCAGCTACAGCATTAGAACCGACTTTTACAGTTCCTTCACTTCCTTTATGTGTTGCCATTTTCTACCTCGTCTTTCGACTTTTTCTTAGAAGAAGATTTAACTTTATCTTGCGAATGGACTGCTTCCTCTTTCCAACCCATATTCAATAAACTCTCAACCTTAGAAGGATGAGCTTTTATAGAAACTTTGCCATCAGGACTAATCATTTTCATAATTGTCTCCTTATACTGCTACATCAGGATTAGTTTCCTGAACGTAGTAATTAGTTAAGAAGGTCATTGAGACATAGCCCAATGGTTTTTCACCTTCCGCGTTAAATTCAATTTCAGTTGACTCAAGATATGTATCTTTAGCCAATCCACCTAAAGTTCTATCAGCAGCTATAGCTTCCTCAACTTCTTTACTTATTGTGTCTATTGTGTCGTCAAAGTTGCTTGTAGCTTTTGCATAACCTTCTACTACTACACTCAAATCTCTACTCATTAACCTATCAGTTCCAATAACGATAGGTTCTGATGTTTCTGATTTAGTGTAGATAGCTAATGCTGGTACTGTTTCTAATGGATAAACCCTAGACTCATAAACTCTTGTACCAGTAGTTGTTAAATTATTTAGAGTTGTTCCAAAGTATTCTCTAATTTGTTGTCTGATATGATTCGCCACTATATTTCCTCTAACATCAATGCAGAAAAACCAGTGCGATCAGACTGAATATTAACAACTGTATAACTTTGTGCTGCTTTCAACACGTTACCATTTACATCTTTAATTGCAGATACATCCAATCTATTACCAAAAGCAATATTAGGTATGTCTACTGTTCTGCAATAAGCAATAGGTTTAAGAGCTTCTACACCTATTCCTTCTTCTTGTTCTACATATTCATTATTTAGGATCACGTTTATAGTTGCTGCTGTACCACCACTATTTGTATAAACTGCTGATACACCATGACCAAAATTGATATCTAAATATCCAGCCATATCTAATTCAGTTTCTAATCTAAATTGAGACATTATTGCTCCTCTAAGACCAATGAAACTAAACCTGTATTATCAGGCTCAACTGTTTTGACTAAAAAAGTAGTCTCAGCTTTTAAAACATTACCTTGATTAGTTGTTATAGCATCTACAACTAATCTATCTTCTTGAGATATGTAAGGAACATCACTTGATTTAACAATAGCTCTCGGTTGATAACCAGCTACAGGAACAGTACCGCCTTCAATATTAAAATATTCTTGATCAATAATAATATTAATATTTGTACTATTACCTGAATCTATGTCATACCAAGTATCAATTAAACCAAGTCTTTGATCCCATAATGAATTTTGCACTTCAAAAAATGTAGCAGTAACACCATGACCAGTGTTTATGTCAACGTAAGAGTTAAAATCTGCTGCACTTTCTAAAGGCATAATTACTTCTTAGCTCTCTTTTTTGGAGCTTTAACTGCTGAAGTTTCTAAACCAACACTTCTATCTACTTTTTTAGCTTTTGGTTTAACTGTTGTTTCTTCAGCTTTGTTATATGCACATAGCGTATGACCTTCATGCTCAGGTAGTTCAACTATATCGCCAGCATGAACCTTTTGCCCATTTGCCATTGTGTCTTGTAATATTTTGTATTTTTTCATTTTTAAGTTGGGGGTATTGCTACCCCCATTCCATTTAAGCATCAGTTAATTAGTCGCTTGATTTACAGAATGAAACTGCATGTCTTACAGCAACATCAACAGTTTGTAGAGCAACAATTCTTACTCCACCTGAAGTTGATAATGCATAAGGGTCTACGGAAATATCTAAACCGCCATACATACCAATTAATAAGTCAGCAAAGTTTCCAAAGTAGAAATCACCACTTGTTACTTGATTACTTCTGATTACGTTATAACCATTCATTGTGTTATCAGGAGATACAACAAACTGAGCAGTACCAGTAGCCTTTTCAGTTGTTTTTAAAGTACCAAAGTCTGCTGGTCTACAGATATATCCTAATGAACCAGTTAAAGCGTTATCGTTAGCAACAGCACTTTCCATAGCTACAATTTCAGCCCATGTTGGGTTAGCAGCAGCAAATGTAGTTGTGTTAATACCTGAAGTATTAGCAATACCTGTTGGTTGACCACTTGAACCTGAACCAGCTAAAGCACCTAAGTCAATTGCAGTAGCGATTGATTTAGTTAAGTCATCTCTGATTAAGTTCTCAACATCTAATGAAGATTGTTGTAATAAGAGTCTTGTTGCATCAGTAAAAGCACCGATTACTTTAGGAGACATTGTTACTGAACCTGAAGTAAATTCTGATTCAGCAGCAGCACTACCTTCTGTAGCAATCCAGCCAGCAGATGAAGCAGCAGTTTTCTTAGGTATAACCACTGATCCCTGCAATCCCCTTAATAATGTGCTTCCAGCTTGCATTACTGAAGATTCATTACGTAAGACATCAATATAATCCCCACCCCTGTAATCTTCAGCTATTAAAGTTGAATCATCAGATGAGTTGATGTCTCTTTTGCCCCAATTTTTTAGGACTTCAGCAGGTAACATAATACCAGTTGCATCTTTACCATATTGTCTAGCAGCTTCAGCAGAACATTCAAATTCAAATTCTGCATCTTTTTGTGCTTGTCTGTCAGAAGGATTAGCCATAGCTCTAATTGCTTTTACTAGGCTAAAGTCTCTGACTTCTTCTTTAGTCATGCCAATTTCTGAAGGAGTTTCTAAAGGAGTGTTGTTAGAAATATTTTCTAATAATACACCTCTAAATTCTTCAACAGAGATACCATCACTAATCGCTTTGTCAGCTAAATCTCTTTTGTTGTGTTTTACAGCTAAATCTAAGATTTCTTTTGAATTTCTTTTAAATTCAGCTTTAGCTTCAGCAACAGTTTGTGATCTAACTTCATCAAGATTAATTTCTTGTTTTTCGTTTTCCATTATTTTCACCTTTGTTGTTTTTGTGTTTTGTTTATCTTTAGAACGACCAACTCCGACTAATCTGCTTTGGTCTGCTGGTACACTTACAGAAGAAACTTCCATAGGAGTCCATGCAGCCTTGTAGTAGACTTCATCTTCGTTATTCATTCTTGTTAAGTTATCGACTCTGTAGCCAACAGATATATTCATACGAATACCATCAACTACATCTTCAAACACTTCTCGAGCTAAAGCAGATTTACCAAATCTAACTACAGCAGTTGTCCTTTTTGCTGTCTCGTCTAGTTTGAATTCTTCAATTACACCTATTTGCTTGGTCATATCGTGATCCAAGAGAAGAGGTGCTCTACCGCTATTAATAAACTCCATGTTTATATCATCGGCTGAGTGTCCTAGCACTTCCATGCCAAAACTTCTCTCTACAGGTTCTTCGCTAGAGACACCTATACGAACCATTCTTTTTTCTTCATCTAAATAAGAGTGTTTTGATAAATCAATAGTTCTATATTTCATAGGCATATCAATTACTTTTCTCTCTTCTTCAGATTCAGTCATAGAAACTTCGTCAGTTGCTTCTAGTTCTTCACCTTCATGTTCTACATCCTCATGCTTTGCAAATTCAACAACTACAGAGTTGTCTGTCTCACTAACATTGAGGATATGTCTATCTTCTTTATTCATAGCTTTCTCCTCTTTATTTTTAGATAAAGGATGTTTTTCCAATTCATTAGAATTGAAATCTTTAAAATCCCTAATGGGATTAATCTTTGTTAAAGTGCTAAATTTATGTCCTACTTCAATATCTGTAGGTTCACCACTTCTATAAACTTGTATTAATGCTGCTGGATCATCTTCTGTACCTGTAATAGTTAATTCGCTGTTAGGTATATTTATTTTTCCATCTCGTTCTATTTTTATTATCTTTCCTCTAGCTCTACCACCAGCACTATTCCAACTTACAAAATCGCCTACTTTTAAAGCATCAGGCATAGCTCTATCTTCATTCTTCATTTGATTTACCTTTGTTTTTGACCATCTATAACCAGCATCGCCACCCCACAATGCCCATGCAATTCTTCCATTTGATGGATAACCTTCTTCACCTTGTTTAAAACCTTCTGCTTGCTTATCTACTTCATGTCTTGAGAAGAAGCTATACATTCTTTTGACTGTATCGTCAGATAGGTTTTCACCAGCTACTATTTGTCTTGCTCTTACAGCACCAACTCTAGTACCACCTCGACCATGCTCTTCTCGCCAGTCAAGACCTCTTTGAGCTTCTACTTTCATTCCTTCAGTTGGCTTAGGCATCTTCTTCCTCTTCTCCGCCTTGTATCTTTGCTTCTACAGGAAGTTTCTGACCAAATGGTTGATAAGCTAGTTCTATATCGTATTGTTTGGCTAGTTCTATTTCTTTTTGATGTTGTTCAAATAATTCCTCAGTATCTCTACCATAAGAAGCAGAAATATCAGAATAGGTAAGTGTTCCATTTTGTAATCCTATTACGTTAGCTTGCATTTCTTTTAAAGGATCAATCCATGCAAAACTTCTTGGTATATAGTTGATTGACCTAGCAAACTTATCAAATTTACCCATAGGTAGATTGATATAACCTGTTGATATAGCCATTTCTAACCAAGATTGGAATACTGGGTTTACAAAATGCTCAATTACAAACTGTTGATATATTTGATACATACTTCTATCTTCTAAAGCACCTTGTCTTATTGAGCTGTAATTAACTGATGTAAGGTCATTTGATAGCGAGTGATAAGAGATATTTAAACCTGAAGCAATACTTCTAAGTACGCTAGTTGTAAAAGAATCAAATGCAGATGTAGGATGCGTAGGATCAAATGCTTTGAAATCCATGCCTTGCGGTAATTGTTCAAATACACCAGCTTGAGCGTTCATTGTAGGATTAAAAGTGTCAGTAAATTCACCATCACCAACATAGCCATCACCATCAGGAGATGTGAAGAAACCCATTTTAGAGGCACCAACTCTTGCAGCTACAATTTCAGCTTCTAAATAACCATTTAACATCTTGACATTAGCCATAGCAGTAGCAACTAAAGAAACACCTCTAGTTTGTTCTGCTCGTTGCGGTAAATAGGCGTGTATTATTTCGTCTGCTGGTACTCTTATATGTTGAGCTTGAGCTAAATAAACCCTATCGTATGGATGGTCTTTGTATAAATGATAAGCTACTGGTCTATCGTACTTATCTACTTCAACACCCATCTTAATGCGGTTGCCTGTAGCTTTATAAAAATCGTTTTTTGTTTCGTCTAAATGATCAGCTTCTAAAAACTGTAAAGTAAAACCAAATGGTGATTTATTGTCTTTTATTTTTCTAATTAATACTTCACCATCTCTACATAAAGATTCAACAAATATCTTTTGACAATCTAAAAAAGATAATCTTCCATTAGTTGTGCAATTACCAACTTGTCCCCATTCTTTCCATGCTCTTTCTATAAGTAAATTAGCACCTATGTCTAATGATTGGTTATCGTTTCTTGCTTTTGAAGATACTCTGATTCCATGTTTACCAATAACATTACTGACCATTAAATTGAGATATCTAGCGATATAAGAGTCATTTCTAGCTAGTTCTCTAGCTCTATCTCTTAATATTCTTATGTTATCTTTAATCTCAGCATCAGCACTTGTAGATGTAGTAACAAAATCTGCAAATAATCTACCTGTATTAGCTCCTGTGTAGCTTCTTCTAAATGCTTGTCTTTTTTTCTTCTTAGGTTCGTTGATTCCTAAGATTCTGTTATACCATGCCATTATTTAGTAAACCTTACCTTTGGCGTGTTGCCAGTTCCTTGCCCATTTCTGATTCTTGCTAGTTTGATTTCTTTTAAATATTCAGCTTTGTATCTATCCCTAAACGTCATAAGTTCATCTATAGACATTCTTGATAAAGACCTACCAGCTATAGACATAGAGCTTTGATCCATTGATGCTCTGTTTTCGATAACAGCTTCTATTGCATCTAATACTTTTTTTGCATGACTTCTTAGATCAGCGTTAGTATCAGCTAGATTTTGAGTAATAGTTGTTCTTCCTGAATCAACCATAACCCTATTAGAGTCTGATGCTTTAGTTATATATGCTTCCCAAATGTAATCGCCTACTGAATATCCAGTTGTAGAGGATGATGCAGCTTCTATGTAATATGTATCGTTTGCTTCAGTAGCGGTAAGTGTAAATTTGTGTATACCGCCACCGCCTGAATCTTCGTGGAACTCATAAGTAAGTGCGTATGAGCCTATAGGATAGGTATCAGCTAAATCGTCACGTTTCCATGCCCAATAATCACCTAGAACAAGTGTACTTGGTTCTTTTTGTGGGTAATTTTCTCTATCAAATGCGTTAGACAAGCAAAAACCTCGTTAATAATTAGATTAATCTACTATTAACACTAAGGTGCATAGCCTAATTGTCAATATATGGGTTTGATATTTATATATTTATTTCCAATTTGTAGCAAAATTACCTCTATTTATCCCTTTTTTTGGTGTATTTTGCTGTTTTTCTCTTGGTTTTGACTCTTGGGTAAGTATTTTGTTCTCAATTGAGTCGTAATTAGGGTTTAAGATGTAAATTGCTGCAAAATTGTAAACTAACGTATCTAATGCCTCGTTTCTTGCAGCTACTTGCTTCCAAACAAGCGTTTTTCTACCTCTAACGTACTTTGTTACTCTTTTTTCTGCTGTAAGCTGTTTAAAATACTCCTCATCTAGATCTGAGCAAAAATGTAGCGTTGTTTGTTCAGGATCAGCAGCTAATCTTGCAAAAATAGCTTCTTTTGCACTATCTGAGCCAACACCATAGAGTACAGCCTTGTTTTTACCAACAAATGTAGGTCTATTAGCTATTGGTTTACCTGCTGTTGATAAACCTTTGACTGCAAACACCCTTCTTGCTTGTCGTGGTTTGGTAAATTGATAAACCATATTGGTATGATGTCCGCCTGAGTCGATTGTGCAACAAGATATAGGTATTAATCTTTCAGATTCAGTTTTAAATCGTTTCTTTAGATAAGAATCCAAGTCATTCCAAACATTTAAAGCATTTGGATCACCCCAAAATATCTTGTAATCACATACCCATGCTTCGTAATTTTTACCCCAACCAACTAATTGCAGTTCTAAACGATCTTTTTGCGTATCAACACCAGCAGTTAAAACTAAAACATCTTCAGGAATAGTTGTGTAATCATAATTTAATCTACGCTGTAATAGTGTTTCATATTCAACAGTCTCACCTTGCTCCTCAAAACTTTCTGCAAGGGCGGTATTTATCCAAGTCTTTAGCATCTCAGGATTCTTTTTTGCTTCAAGAAAGTTTTTAGCCATATCTGCCCATGTAGACCAAACTGAATATAACTCTGATATATGAAATCCTGCTGTATTAGATTTTGGTGCTGATGCTATCCATTCACCATGTTTTAACATCCATTGTTTTTTTGATTCTTCTATTACTGAACCACAATGTTCGCAAGCATAAGAAGCTGTCTCAGGTTGTCCTTCATCCCAAACTACATTTTTCCATTTAAGAACTTGCTTTTCATTACATTCAGGACAAGGAACATGGTAGTAGCGTTTATCTGATTCTTCAAAAGCAGTTTCTATTCTTGAAAGTCCTTTGATAGTTGGAGTAGAACACATATATATTTTTTTATTCCAAAAGGTAGTTGTTCTTTTGGTTGCTAATGATATTGGATCGCCCTCTGCTCCTGCTGATGCTTCATATCTGTCAACCTCATCTGCAAGTACACAACGTATGGCTCTTGAAGCGAGTGAGCTTGCACTATTGCTACCAGTTATAGTCAGGTTTCCACCTGCAAACTTTTTTGATAAAACTGTATTACCTGAATCACGACTTCTTGGATCTTTTACACAATTTCTAATTTTTTCAGTATCTCGAATCATCATAGCAAGTCTATCTTTACTAAATGCCTGAGCCATAGCTAAAGTTGGTTGCATAATTAACATTGGTGCTGGATCTTGATCTATGTAGTAGCCAATGACGTTTAACAGTATTTCAGTAGCACCAACCTGAGCAGACTTCATAAATACTATTCTTTGTATATCAGGATCATTAAAAGCATCCATAATCTCTCGTTGATACTCTGCTCTATCAGTTCTCCATTGACCTGCTTCTGCTGATGCTTCAGGTGATAACTTTCTGAACTTATCAGCCCAATCGCTAATCTTGAGATTGGGTGGTGGAGTCCATATTTGATTCGTCTCCTGTACCACTTTTTCTATATTTTTGAGGTATTCCATTTTGAGCTAACTCGTTTAGTGCTTCATGCACTTGTTCTTTTATTATTAATTCTGCTTCTGCATATTTATCTACAGTTATAACTTGATGTGCGATTCTTGAAGGTAGTCCTAATAGCTTTGCTCTTGCATTAGCTACATAGTCAACCCAAGTATCTTCTACTAATTGTGCTGGTATTAAGCTACCTTCTAGTTCTTCTACTTCTAACTCTGCTTTTCTTGCTTGAGCAGCAGTTAGTTTGGTTTTTTCTTCTGCAATATCACCTGATCCGCTTCGTTTGTGATAACCGCCTAGCTTTCTAAGGTAAGAAATATATGAGATTCTACAAACATCTATATTTAAAGGGCTTCTACCTTGTTTAGAGGGAAATATGCCATCTCTAATGAGTTCTGAGACTCTTTTGACCGATAAGTCCAAATGGTCTGCAACTTCTCTTTGTGTAGCCATACAGTCCGTTTATTACCCTATTAGATTTCGACTGTCGCTAGAAAAAAACTGTCGTCGCGCATAACCCATAATAAATAGCCAAGAAGAACCTACACATGGGGGTGCATACCTCATTTGTATAAAATCCTTTTCATGTTTTTATCTAGCGATTTGTTAATAGTATTTCTTACAACACCACCAACAGTCTTAAAGAAGTCTAACTGCTTGCGGAACTGTTGCGACTTAACTAAGTTAGCTACCTTTCTTATTCTATAACCTGATGTATCGCCTTTACTTTGCCTACCATATCTTTCCCATACACCAAAGGTAGCACTAGGAAAACCTTTTGGTTTACCAACAAAATACTTCTCATTGTCGTTGAAGTATTTGGCTCTGTTACCAGCAGTGATATTACCAAACTTATTTAACTTAGTATTAGCAGTTGGAGTTATCACATATTCTTTTCTTGGTTGCTTCTTAGTTCCTTCAAGTAATGGCTTCAAAAATTCTGCTGGGGTTCTACCTTTATTAGCAGCTTTACCCCAACTATTCTTAATAAATACTAATCCATTAAACTCACGTCTACTTAACTTAGCTGGAAAGAACATTACACTTTTTATTGTACTTGCAAGAGGTCTATCTAAGTTCTTAGCTATTTGTGTTCTCATAGCATTAGTAGCTCTTACTCCTGTTTCATTTACTGAATCAACAATTATTTCAGGTAAAAACTTTTTTTCTATTCTTGATAGCTTTCTTTCTACCTCTTTAATGTTTGATTGAATGTTTATCTTTACAGTCATCGCTTTCTCCAATGTGTTTGTGTTTCAAACTTCAATCCAAACTGTTTAGCTTTACGCCTGACTGTAGATGGATGCACGTCATAAGTCATAGCTATATCATGGCTAGACTTACCCTGTTTTATCTTCTGTTCCAATTTATCTTTATTAATTTTCATATTTGATAATTATAAATTTTTGTAGTGTTCTATCAAGCGATTGAGATACCAAACACACTTCTCTAAGTCTTGTATGTTGGCATCTTTATACTTATGTCTATGCAGATATTTAACTGCTGATCCTTCTAAGTAAGCTGGATATTGTCCGCCTAACTGTTGCTTTATGTAGTCTATACATTCAACTCCACCCTTATTGTAGTGCGGTGGTTTGTTTACTAAATCTGCTTTCATTTGCTTCTCCAATAACCTTTATAACCAATTAAATACTTCATAGCTTGAATTGCATCTGCTATATCATCTGCTGTAATCCACTTCTTAGAATCTAAATGCATTAGACAATGCCAAGTTTCTTTGTATGATGTACATCTCTCTAAATCTATTTCTGTTTTCCAATTACCATCTACTAATAATTCTAAAACCTGATGCTCTTTATCTAGCTTCCAATTACCCCAAGATGTTTTAGGTTCTTGTTTTCTAACGATTTCCTCTAACTCTTTTAAGCTATACCCAATTTTTGCTTTTTTATATGCATTTAATTTATTCATTTTTTTCTCCTTTTAGTTATTTCGTTCTTACATTTTTGTATGACCTTTTTCTTAGCACTTGGTGATTCAATATAATCATTCAGCTCTTTTAGTGTCATACTCTTTAGATAGTAATGCTCAGTAGTTGTCCTACCTGTAGCTCTATCTCTTATCTTTTGGCTTGCTTTTAGTTTTGCTGGCATCTTTGTTTCTCCTTTTCTTTTTGCCAAATATTGCTTCAAAATTCT